GACACTCTTCTATCTTACTAAAATCACCGAATATATTAACACTATCATTAATGTAATTAGTACATTTATCATAATGTTCTTGATCAGGTTGACTAAGAGCACATCCGATTTGATATTCCTTTACGGGGGAGTTAATCGACTTACTCAACAAAGACGAATAGTTTAACGAATAAACTTTCGGAGCAAATTGATACATAAGAACAGCATTACTAGCAACTTTATCTATTTCATTAGTTAGAACTAATTTATATTTAAAACAACTAGCACCTTCATATCTTTCAATGATACCTTTGAATTTAGTAACATTAATAGTAATAAGAAGATCTTTCTTATTAATCCCTCGATAAGTAGACTTTTCAATATAATCTCTAGTGAATACATTAATATATTTCTCAGCAATTAGCTTCTTATAAGTTTCACTATTAGCAGAAGTATTTTCAATAGCATAAAGAATATTAGCTCGATCAGTTAGGTTTTCACATATTATCATAACCAATAGATTAGGTGATTTTACAATCATCTTATCTAAGATATGAACAGCAAGTTTAATAATATCTAATGGCTGCGTTAAAACAATACTTCCAACACCAGAAGCATTACGCCATTTATCAGCAGCTTCATTATATATTTCTTCTACATTATTTTTCATGGTAATTGTAGTTGCATTCGATAATATTCATATTTCGGTGTAATATAGAAAAACGAAACATTAAGAGGACTTTGAATAAGAATAGTATCTGAATCTATCATTTCAGTCCAACCATCATTTTTAGTACAAGAACAAATAATAAAATTAAATCTTTTATTATAACCTACTACCATAACTTTATAATCTCTATAGTAGTCAATCTCTTTACCAAGATTAAGACTACATATTTGTTCAATAGTTATCATAATAAATTTTTAGCAATAAGTTCAGTATGAGCTATATAAAAATAACTATAACTTAGAGGACTATGAACAAGAAGTATATCATCTTCATCAAAACGTCTCCAACCACCACATTCTGTAACAGAACAAATAAGAAGTTGTTTAAAAGAACTATAACCTACAATCATAGCTTCTGTTTCAAAAGGAATAATATAATCTTTATCAAATGTTTTAAAAGATTTACCAATATTCTTACGAGCAAATTCTTCAACAGTTAGTTTATTACTTTCCATAATTAATCAAATAATGTATTTCGCATTCCATAATATTTCTTCACTAAACGTTTACCTTTACCTTTATTATTACGTGATTGTTCAATAGGTTCAATAATAGCCATACATTCATTATAATAATATAGATAATTAATATTTAGTTCAGATATATCCTTATCTTCAACAAGATTACATACAGTAACTCGTTGACCAGCACAGAGAGAACTCTTTTTAAGTTTAGGTTGATTATTTTCATCCCAACCTAGTATTTCTACCTTCATGAGCGACCCCCCCGTAAGAGAAACGTAGAACCTAGTATTTCTTTGAACCTCTTCGACAACCATTTTATGATCAACAACATGAGTATATTCAATATAATACTTACGATTAACGTTTTGAGTACGACAAAAATCAAGAATAGATTTACTATTACGAAGAGTTTCCATAACAGGTGTTCCATTAATAAAATACTCAGTTACAGCTTTAGCTACAATAGGAGAATTATAACCTTTAGATAAATCTTCTAGATACATCTTAGGATTCATTCTACCTTTAAACTTCTTCTTACCATCAGTTTTAACAGTTAGATAACTATTAACACCTTCAGTAATATATTTGCTATAACTAGTAAATTCAAGTTCAAGACCAAGATGTTTTTCCCACCAATGACAAATATTATCAGCAGTTTCTTCAAGACCTTTAGGAACAATAGTTACGATACCATCTGTATTAGCACTTATAACATGAATTCCGGCATCTTCTAGTCTTTCAATTAGCATTAATAGAAACAATTGTCCATTAATAGTAACTTTATACATTGCTTTCTTATCACAAAGAAATGATTTCTCACTACCCATTTTGCCAAAGATTCCAGCATTAGCTACAATCTTTAGACAAGCAGCAGCAGTAAAATGCTTAATTTGTAGAATAAGACTAAGACTTTTATCTTTTGCAAGATGCTTGTGTTCAGTTCTTTCATCAACAATAGTATCAGCAATACGAAACCATGCTTTAGGATTAAGATGTTTCTGACATACTTTAAGACTACGAATAAGATTCGGATAATAACTAGTTACATCCCTATCAACAATAGTTTGTTTATCATCTGCAACATAAATAGCAGGTATTTCATTAGAATGCAAACCGCCAGTTGCGAGGGTGTAGGAAGTGCCTGCATAAGTGAATGTGCGCTCGAATTCGCCCTTTTCTCCCCTAAGGACAAGGGAACGTAAGGATTGAAGTAGATCGTTCAACTGCGGGCTTAAAAATTGAATCTTATCTGACAAGATTTCGGAAACTTCTATTTTTCTCCGGATAGTTTTAGTATCAATGAATCGTTTAGGATGAAGACCAGTAAACTTACTATATAGTTTAACAATAACTTTATCAGCAATTGTACTACGACTAGCAGAAAGAACGTTAATTTCATATTCCTTACTAATCATATATCTTAAACGAATCTCTTCTTGATTCATACGAACTAGCTCACAACAAATGAATACATCATTATCGTTATACTCTTCCATTTCCTTTTTCCAAGCAGGATGAAGATAACGTTCAAAAGAGTTACGATATAATCTATTTAATTGTTCGATAGAAAGACCTCTATTTTCTGTTAGTCGATAGTAATAGTTAACATCAAGTTCACTAATAGGAGGCATATGATATTCAAGAAGATTATACCATTTAATATTAATAGAAGTTTGTTTTAAACTCTTATGAAAATGATCTAATCTAAAGATTTGGAAAAGATCTAAATCACGAAAGTTAAGACGATTCTTCATCAACATATTAGTAAAGTTATCTTGCCATAGAACATCATTATCTGAATTACGAATAATTCTTTGTGATGTATCATATAGAAACTCAATAAGTTTACTAGGTTTATCAAACTGATTATAATACATAAGAAGAGCACTTAACATAAGACGGTCATACTTATTATTATTATAACCAAAGTAATCAGCTTCGTATTGTAGCCAGTTTAATAAAGGATATAATTCTGAATCATCATCTTCAAAAATACTAAATCTATAACGTTTAACAGTAGCTAATCGGTTCTTGATTTCAGTAACAGATAACTTATCTATAAGAGGAATTGCTTCTTGTTTATCATCAACACAATCTTTAAATACTTCGAGATAATGATTTAAGTCAACGAAACAAACACCGAAGTAATTACGAGTAACTTCAATATCATAAGCAAGGGCTTTCATAAGTCTTTAATTATAAATTCTTTTAAGTTGTTATATGCGATAGCTTTAAAGATACTAGTAAATTTTGATATATAAGAATCTTTAAGAAGATCATAACGAATAACAAAAGGACTATAATTAACAAAGACATAATGACCTGTGCAATTACGATATACGTTATTAGTCGAATGAGGACGAACATTAATTAAAGAACAAGCATTACCTAGAAGAATAAGAATATTATATTTGTTATTAGTAATTTCTTCACGAAGATAATTATAACATCTTGCTTTAGTCATAACATCAATAGGATGTTTGATACTAATAGGACATTTAACAAAGCAAGTTATATAATAATCATCTAAGATATTTCTATCAAAGAGAGTATCATATAACTCACTAATTTGTTTGAATGCCTCACTATTAATAATAGTTTTATCACTAACACCAAGATGAGGAAATACAATTATCTTATTACTTTGTTTATTACCTATTCCTTTTATATAATGGTTCTTCTCATTAATTACTTGATAAGCACAACCTTCACAATATCTACCACCCATAACATAAGAATAATCTGTTTTTACAACGACTACAAGCAGTATATAATCTACGAAGAGTATTATCAATATCTCCATATGGACTACCATTAGCCATAAAGACAATATCATTAATATCTACATAGACATCTTTAAAAGTACTACCTTGAGCTTTATGTGAAGTAATAGCGAAACCATAATCTAAATCACGATAAAACTTAATCTTACCATATTTATCAAGTATATTAGCAAGAAGAAGATTGCGTTCTTTAAATTCATAATATAGTTTCCAACGAGCACGACGAGAACTAGCAGGAGCAGCTTTAGCAGCATCTATAAATTCATTACAAAGTTTATAATAAAGAAGAATATTTGCTCTATCATTATGATCTACAACAAACAAAGGTTTAGTAGATTCTCCACCATTAATCTTAACGAACTTAACAGTAAATCCTTTAATACCATCTTTATTTGTGAAGTTAGCAATATTCTTAATTATATAATCTTCTGAATTAGTAATAACTGCTTCATTGAATTCATTTACAAGAGTAACATAAGACAATATCAAATCATTACGAGTAAGTGCCGCACGATCTGAATCTTGAATTATATTAGTTCTAATAAACTTATTCCAATCACTAACTGCTTTATTCGTATAAGCTACAAGACGACAAGTATCAACATTAGTTGTAAACTCTTCGTTATTAAAACCATCAATAACTAATGATTGAAACTCACTTAAACCACAAGTATAATAACCTTTAGATTCACTTAAATCAAATTTAAATCTATTAGCATTAATATGTTCTAAGAACTTCCAAGTTTTATGTTGAATATCGTATCTAAGTAGCTTTAACAAATAACTAACAGGATTGTCTTCTTCTTGTCTAACAATTTGATTAAGTTCATAATACTTAATACCACGTAAACAAGGACTGATTGTTTCTTTAACAGGAGGAAGTTGAGAACTATCTCCCATATAGATAATCATACATCCGTTTTCTTTGCATTCTTTCTCAATATAAGTTTTAAGACTTCTACCAATCATAGATGCTTCATCAATAATATAAAGACGATAGCCTTTAATCTTCTTTTCACCTAATGGATCAAAAGGAGGATTATTAATGTCAAAATCTTCAAGATCAGTATTTAATCTAAAACCTAAATCACTAGCAATAGTAGAAGTTTTAATATTAGTAGAATTACTTAAAACTCTAGCAGCTTTATGTGTTGGAGCAGCTAAACCTATTGTAGAATTAGAGAGATTACATTTATTAATAACTTCTTTAATCATATAAGTTTTACCTGTTCCAGCACTACCAATAAGAGCACGCCTATAATCATTTTCATCGAATCCACGATTAATGAAATCAATTAAATGAGTATAGGCGTTAAGTTGATCTTTGGTAAAGGAAGCTATTACACTACTGCTTTTATTAGCATCAGTATATTTAGTTAAATCCATTATCTCTTAAATCAAATTTTTGGATATTATCTTCAATACGAATATAACCACGAACTTTAATTCCCGGCTTAAATGGAATATAACATTTAGGAGCACTAAAACCATTACTACGTATTACTTTAATATTCTTGCCATTCTTATCTAAGAACTTAGCGAATATTGTACGAAATCCTTCGCAAGAATACGAACGTCTTGTTAGTGGAAGAACCATAGTACCACCTACATTTTTAAATCTGTAAGTATTACCATCAAGAATAATAGTACCATCAACGAGTTTCTCAACAACTCGTTCACGAGCAACTTTATTCTTTTCATTAACAGGAGTAAAATTGAATTTCATTATTTTATCTTTTTAAGTCTATTCCAATTAATAATAAATGTTCCAACACGAGGATAAACACTAGCTATTTTATAGCCTTTAATATCAACAGCAGAAGGATCAATAACACGTGGTATCTCAAACTTTCTAGCTACTAAATGAGGAATTGTTTCAGTAAATATAATAATAAAACTATTATTAGCAAAATCATTACTAATAACAGCTTTATATTCACCTACTCGAACATCTACTACTCCATCTGGATAAATATAGTCAGAGAGATTTATTTCCATAACTAATTCATTTTAGACATATAGATTTTATATAAATGCTCGAATTCCTTCTTAGACATTACAACAACAGCAGACTTAGCTTTGATAGCAGCAGATTCAAGAATCATAGCTCTACCGCCTATTACCTTTTGATCATCATGATAAAGATCTTCAATAACAAGACAGTTTTTACCAGATTCTAGAACTTCAGTACATTCAGGACATATATTATAGTTAGTACTACCTATACTAATGGATTTATTACCACATATAATACAATTAGCGAAAGTAGTTTCTATTCTACCTTCGCCATCTACGTTAAACTCTATCTGATTTACCATAAGTCGATATTCTTCTACGTGATTCGATTTGCAACAACTTAACAGCATTAACAGTGTTAAGTGTAAAAGCTACTAGACTATAAAGTCTTTCACTACGACCAATTCTAATTCTTTTTTTAATCATACCAGTTTGTTTTAAATAATTAATAATAATAGATTGTTTATACTTCCCCCGTAAGAGAATCTTGTTTAAAATATTTTCTTAGTTTATTAAGATGTTTTATTTCATAACGAACATATTCTCTTAAATTATCAAGAGTAGTATTATTTTCATTAATATCATTAACAATATAGAATGAAAACGATCTACTATATTTAATAGCGTTACTATTAAAATTATATACAATAACATTAACGCTAATATAATTAAGAACTCTTTCAGATTCTTTAAATTGAGTAGAAATTGAAAAGTGAAGATCAGTACAATGTTTCCTAACTAATCTTTGAATGATTAATAGAAACTCCAACATTTGTTTATGAGTTGTTTTCATATATAATGATTTAAATGAATAATCAATAAAAAAGGAGTAGACGCTTCTACTCCGATGGGATAAAATAGACAATACTATTCTCACGAATTGTATTACTAGTAACCTTAAACAGTTTAATCTAAGGAAAATATAACTAAACATAGACATTTTACAAAGAGGATTTCCCTTACTTCAACGATTACTCGAATAATGTTTCAACTTAATAAGTCATCATCAGTATGTTCATTTAAAAATAACACTATCTTCACAGACCGTGTTACTATGACTGAATCTTAGTGTATAATACATATACATAATTGATAGAACAGAAATTATGATAATTCGCTTTTAAGATATTCAGTAATATCTTCATTTATAATACTAGCAATCTTACTAATAATAAATAGATAATTACTAAATATCATCTTATGATCTTTAGGATTATTATAATGAGGATTAGAACTCATATTATCAACAGCTTTACGAAGAGTTGAAATATTGATACTTTCATACCCTCCATTAGCTATTATATAACAATTTAGAAGATTCTTAGAAGTAACAATAAGACTTTCAAGTATATTTAATTCCATATTATAAAGTTTTAAATTAAAAAATGCTATTAATACTGACTAACTTCACAGTCTATCAATATTAATAGCATTGGCTAATTAATTCATAAATTAAAAGATTTCAAAACCCTTTGACAAGACGTATTTTCAATTGCATTAATTAGCGTATAAATAAAACAAACTGGTTAGAGTTTAATGAGAATACCAAGTACAAATCCAAGAATGAAAGCAAAACCTACAATACTAACAGTAGTATAAAGCCTTTTAGCATCTTTCATTCCTAGTTTATTACCGAGGTCAACATTACGATTACGAAGTCTGCTAATATCTTCTTCAAGATTACGAATACGACATTCGTAAGATTGATTAAACACACGTAACTGTTCACTTGTTATTTTAGCACTATGAAGAGTAGTGTTTAATTCAGAGTTACGGTTACGAAGAACAATAATCTCAGCTTTACACTGAGCAATAGTTGGACGTTTAGCTTCTAAAATATCTGCCATAATATTATTATTTAATAGTTAATCTTCAATATTTTCTATATCCAAATCTAAATCTTGATTACATTCAGATAGAGTTTCACCACGATTCCATTTGTCGGCTATCTCACAATCGAGATAATCAACATCAGTACCTAATGCACAAATAGGAAATCCAATAGCACCATCTAAATAATCTTCCATAACTCGTAGTATTTAATAATGCACAAGTATATGAATAATATTTAGATAATGCTAAGGATTAAGAGCTTTATTAAGATTACTTAACTTTAGTAGGTGGATAAGAGCTATCATGATCATCACACTCCTTTACGGGGGTGGCACAATTCTCTTTACGAATATAATACTCGTTCGCCTTCTTTAAGTCTTTGATGATTGCTTCATAATCAATAATCTTTTGATTACACTCATTGATAATACGTTCTCTTTCTTCACATAGATCATTTACTTGATCAAGATTGTCTTTAAGATTTCTAATTTCAGCTTTATAGGTTTTTAGTTGAACATTTAAATTTCGATCAGCTTCATAAATCTTATTAAGTTCGTCATTATAATAACGAATTTGTTCTTTAATGTCGTCAAGAATACCAAGAGTATTAGCAGCAGCCCAAACAATCTCTTTGTCAACAGAAACAAGAGTTTTATCATCAGATAGTATAGTAATAGAATCTTTCATAGCAACGACTAGTTGCTTATCGGAGTTTTGTAATATCTTCATGATAGAACAATGTTATAAGTAATAATTGAACAAATAGAAGTAAAAGTAACAGCTATAATAGCTATAATAAAACAATGAATATTACTAAGTTTAGTATGAGATCGAAGCATATTCCAGATAGTAATAAAAGCAATGAACATTAACATTACTTTTATGAAGTAATTATCGAAACTTGTCATAGATCAGATTTACTTTGTTTATTAATATTCTTATATGATTGAATTTCTTTATCTTGTTTTTCAATCTTCTCTTTATTTATCTCAATTATAGCATCTTGAGTTTTAATCTTAGCACGAAGTTCTTCAATAGTATCTTTTAGAATTGCAATCTCAGTTTTATTATGCTTGACTACGCTATTAAGTTCTTCGTTTTGACTAAGAACATATTTATAGTTAGATTCAAGCTGATTATAACTAACAATAAGTTGATCGTACTGAGACTTAATACCATAATAGTTCTCATTATCTGCTCGAAGATTCTTATTAGCAGTTCTAAGAAGTTCTATATCATTCTTATAAGAATCATGTTCTTTAAGAATTTCTTCATACTCATGTTTAAGATCAATATAATTTGTTTGAAGACCCTTATATTCATCAATAACTTTATTATGATCACTAATAAGGTCTTCATGGTTCTTATAAAGTTCATCATAGATAGCTTTAGTAACTGCATAAGATTTACATTTATTCTCGTCTCTTAATGACTTGAGTTCTTCTTTTAATGACTTAATTTCATCTTCACGTTTAAATAGTTCTTTAGCACGAGCGTTAGCACTTTCAGTAAACTTGATATAAGTTTCTTGAAGCTTACTATAAGCACTAGATTTAGTAGATATATAATCAACTAGAGATTTACTTAGAATAAAGAAATCAGTAAAATCTCCGTTAATGAAAACAATAAAGTTTCCATCAGCATCTAACTTTTCAATAGCATATTCCTTGCTAAAAGACATTGTTCTCTTAATAACATCGAATAGTTGCTTTTGATTAATTGTAATATTTTCCATAAATTGCAAATTGTTAAGAATTAAATTTATCAGTTGTAACGAGTAGTTTTAAAGATAGACTTGATTGTCTTAATGAATCTCTTGAACCTATTAGTACTATTAGTACTTCTATCACTATTAGAACTACTGTTGACTGTTTTGATATGAGTAGTATCGGAGATACTAGGATTATCACTATTGCAACGAGAGTTACAAATGTTATTATCAATCTTACAATAATAACTATTAGAACTATTGTTGCCAGTGTTAATAGTGTTAACGTCAGTGTTAATAGTGTTAATACAATCAGAGATAGTAGGAGTATTACTAAGATTGCTATTAGGAGTACTATTAGGAGTACTATTAACACTATCAATGATATCAATGACAATAGGATTGTCAATCGAGTTATCAGTTGGATTGGGACTGTTGGGAGAATTAGATGAAAAAGAGTTAGAGATAAAGTCGGAGACTTTAGACTCTAAGGGAGACAGAGTGGGGCTAACTACTTGAAGAGCTTGAGGAAGAGCTTGAGAAGGAGGGAGATGAGCGGCTTCGGCAGCACCTAAATCACTACCTTGATCACACTTACCTCCAATAATCTCTTTAAACTTCTCTATTTCACCTATTATTTTATCAATAGTATCTAGTTCACCAGCACTAAACTTGCTCCTAAGTTCACTATTACTCTCACTTTTACCCTTAGACTTACTCATTCTATCTCTTATTTCACTCTCATAATCATCTAATTTAGCCTTTAGATCGTCATCAACTCTAGCACTAACTCTAGATTTTCTACACTTTTTCAAGTATAACTCCTTATTAATTATATCAACAAGCTCTTGAGCATCTATTATATAGCTCTTATTATCATTCATTCGAATGATTATAAGATAGACTGATTGGACAGTTATTGATTTGATGTCTTTAGTAGTGTACATGATGAATTGGTTTATCAGTTGTTATAAGTAGCTTATCAGTTGTCCTAGGTCGTTTGCTATCGTGACTATCTTTGCCAGATGGCTTTGCCGGACAGCGAACGTAAGTCGGATGACAGCAATAGTATCTGTGTAAACACGCTGAATAGCACTGACAGCTTTAATGCTAGCAGGACTATCTGTCCCACTAGCATTACTAACTCCTACTTGAACATCATTGCAAGCTGTACCTTCTCCAAAGCGGTAAACTTGTTGCCAAGTTTAAGCTCGTACGGGAAGAATTCGATACGATCATGTTCGGTAACATGAACTTCAGACGGTGCTTTAGATGCATACGGATTGATGTATTGCTCACCAGCAGCGAGCAGTCTAGACATCACGGAGATGCGAGCACCTTCCAATACCAATACAACAACCATGAACGGTGCAGTTTCGACAATCTTAGCGAGCATTGTCTCGTTCATACCTTTCAGTATGGCTGCAATCTGAATACGACTGGTAAAGATATTACGAGTAGTACTCAACTCATACTCACCAGTATCTGCATTAAGAACATACTGTGGCAGACCCTTAGAAACAACAATGGTCATAAAACCATTATCACTATCACGGTCAACAACATTAGTAATGATGCAATTGGCATGATTAGTAACGTCGCTACGACCTAACATAAGACCTGTAACAGTATCTGCGTCCTTACCCCAATAAGCCGACAATGGTAGTAGTTCGGCAGCAGGAGCATCTTCAGCTACTTTAGTAGCATCATCAATAGCTTTTTTAACAACGTCTTCAGCAGTTACAACAGTATTGTCAGCTACTACAACTTTACTAACAACAGTTTCTTTTTCTTTACTCATGGTTTCAAATGTTTTTAATGTTTATAATAAAATAATGCAATATGTTTAATGTCAATCGGTTTGACACTCAATATGTTTAATGTCAATCGGTTTGACTGTATCGTTGTTAAGTTTACAATCCTAAGTAATCCTCTGCATCGCTCTTGAATATAGCGAATCCTTTGAGTATTCCTAGTAACAGTATCAAATCGGAGCAATCGTATGTTTGTGAATATTTAATCACACCCATTAGCATATATAAGATTGACATTGCTACACCACGTAACAATGTCAATCGCTCAATTAATACATACAATCTCATGTTCATTATCGTTATTCGTCCAGATTTCAAACTCCTTGTCATTAGCTCCATCAATAGCATCACGAAGACCACGAGCAATAGCTTGATCACAATAACATTCTGTACCATCAGTAAGAACAACAGTAGCAAAATCATCACCACTAATAAGATACGTAGTAATACTATGTACTTCACCTAATGATAATGATCTAATATCATCTATGTAACTCGGTACACTATCAGTAACAACACTAGTAACAACACTAGTAACAACATTAGACTCTTGTGTCTTACTAGTATCTTTAGTACTATGAACATAAACTAATACAATTGCAATCATTGCAATTACCATACTAATAGATAATTGCAATATAAATCTAGCAGCTCCCATAACTATAAGTATTTAATTAATTAATAATACATGCGACCACTATAAAGGATCGCATGTTAATGTAGCACCAAAACCAAGTATCATAGCAGCCCAACCAATATTGAGTAGACAATGATCTGAAACATGCATAGCAACAACTCCAACAATAGCACCACTAAACATCATTATAACACCTACAACAAAACCAATACGAGATATAATCTTTTTCATATGAATAATAATTTAATTAATAATAATAACATCAATATGTTTAAGGTCATTTGGTCTGACAGGGGGAGTTCAATAAGTAGTTGGATGGGCGGGGGTCTGTGGTAGGAGCTGCGCGATCATAACAATACACTCGCTAAAAAATTTTATTTTATTTCCTAAGCACCTAGATTAATACTTTCTCTAATACTTTCTCTAATACTTTCTATATCCTTCTCTACAATAGTAATTCTACTACTTCTTCTAGCACCTCTAGCACCTCTAGCACTAAAAGCCTCTCTTAGAACAACAAAGAACTATTCTCTCCGAGAACAACTCTTTGGATAATAATACCTCTTGCAACAGTTAATTCAATACTAATTCTAATTCAATTTGCAATAACTAAAACTCCCTCTGCAATAGCAAGAGTTCATTCTCTACGAGAACAACCTCTTTAAAGAGTTGCAACAGTAGATAGAGCCTAGCTGTCACCACCCCCGTAAAGGAATGTGAATAGTTAATTGCTACTAACTCCACTAGTAGATATAATAGTAGCTTGAGTAATAACTTGAGTAGTAATTTCAGCACAGTCAATGGCAGGTAGATCAGAACTAGATTCAATAGGAGTACGAGGAGTTTTAGCAATTGACGTTCCTTTACGGGGGTGGACATAAACAAGACTCCCTCTAATAGTAATTGCAATAGTTGCAACAATAGTTATAACAGTAGCTCGACTAGTAGTTACAACAATAGTTTCAACAATAGTTTCAGTAGTATCTGCAATAGTACAAACTTCAATACATTTTGCAGTACAGACTTCAATACCTTCTGCAATATCTTCAACAGTAGTATCGACAACCGCCTCTATACTATGCAGCGTGGGTACTAGTATAATATATTATAAATATATTATATCTATCAATTATTATATTTCATATAATAATTGATACTTATTTGTGCGCACACGTACATTACTTATATACGCGCGTGTATATAATGTACGCACGTACACGTGTGCGTACACCTAGAACATGCGCACGTATGCGCATTTACACTAAGGTACGGAAGTGAATATGCCTATGCTTAACTACTTTTAACTATAATTCTACTACTAAATCCGATTATAATCTTTATGTTTGCACTGTTACTACTGGTGTTAATACTACTGTTGTTAGTACTGGTAAACTTAATATTCATTTAAACTATTGTAGTTATGCTTAATCTAGTTAACAACTCTACTAAAGAGACTTTTAGACTTCCTCAATCAGTTCATGAAATTGGATTTGATTATGTTAGTTCTTGTGTTGAACATATTGAACTTCGCAAGCATTATGCTCTTATTGCTCTTATAACTACTGCTCCTTTAGTAGACCTTATTGATACTAATAACAAAGGTCTTGCTAATACTAAAGCTGTTCTTATTAAAGCTAATTATGCAGATGAGAACGATAACGATAAAACTCCTGTTAATCGTTTTATTTTTGCTGCTCCTAGTGATTTGTTTAACGGTATTGATTGTAATACTCGTAAGAACGAATTGTCTATTGGTCATATCCGTAAGTTTATTAATACTGATAAAGATCTTTCTATGAGTATTAAACGAGGAACTATCTTTGGTAAAGTTGGACAAAGTGCAGCTGCTTCTGTTCTTAAAACTCTTGATACTACTAGTCATACTCTTCCTAAGTTAGATACTACTATTATTCAAACTGTTACTTGTGTTGACTATAAGATCATTCGTATTACTGATATTATTGGTCATAATAATAACGAAGGTATTCCAGAGAATTCTCCATTTAATAAGTTTATTGTAGCTTCTAATTTGCTCGGATTATAATGCCTACTATTGACCTAAATGAAAAACGTGATTTACTAGTTCGTAGAGAAGATATCATTGCTACGATACGAACTAGTATCACTGATGGTGAAATACTTGAAGATATTATCGAAAGTGTTGAACGTCAAGTTGTAGCTCGTTGTGCTGAATTAGGTCGTGTTTCTATTCCATACTTCGGAGCTTTTGTTCCTAATGAAGGAAAGCTAGATGCTATTGAACATCAACATGTGATGAAAGTCCATAGAGATACAATGAGTCGTGAAGAGTACATGGAGTTTAAAAAGAATCTTCTTCGTGAAAGATTTAAAGTTAGACGTGGCTTTCGCAGTCGTACTATTATTATTAATAGAACTATTAGACTTAATAGAAATCACGCCGATAGAATCCTTAAAAGATTTCGTTCTGACAGATGGTTCAGATTATACTTTTATCTCTATGCTCATATGGGTGCTCATGATACTCTTGATTATTATGCTTCTCAAACTATCGAATTATGATTGAAGTTGCTCCTTTAGATATAACTCGAATGCTTGCTGTTAATGAGCAAGGTATTCCATTTGCTCCTAACATTCGTCAGATTCAAGATAAAGATGTTAGAGAGCTTTATGTTAGAGATAAAACTCCTACTAAGAGTAGATACATTCAAGAAGTTGGAGTTATCTATTATGTAGCTGATCCTAAGTCTCCTCCTAATCAAATGGGTTATAGTCGTCCCGAAGCTCTTGTTGTTGCTAAGAGTAATTATGGTCTTGATGCTAATTGGGAACCGGATGAACTTATTAATCGAATCATTGATGAATATAAGAAAGGTTGGACTCCTGCTGAGGAAGCTCTTAATAGTGCATCTCGTGCTCTTCATAATGCTAATCTTGCAGCTAATTTTATATCTGAGCAATTATCTATTAAGATGCACGGAGGTCTTAAAGATGAAGATACTCTAGTTGTTATTGATTATATCAATAAACTAAGTACTATTATTAATCTCCTTCCTAATCAACTTAAAACTCTTAATGAAGCTAAACAAGCTGTTATGTTAGATAATCAACAGCGTAAAGCTCGTGGTGGTAAAACAATTACTACTAGTATGTTAGCTACGGATGCTGCTGATATTGAAGCTCAAGCCGAAGCTGAAAGAGCTAGATTAGGGTTAACGCAAACCAATACTAAAAGTTCCTTTACGGGGGAAGTACAAACATATGAACTAACAAAGTAATGATACAGATAGCACCGAAATACAAGCAGACGAAGTTGTTCTTTGATGAACCAACTCATAAGTACACCGATAGTTGTGGTAACTCTTATAAAAGTATTACTACTCTTATTCATGATTATGTTCCTAAGTTTGAAACTGATTACTGGGCTAGATATAAAGCCAAAGAACTTGGTACTTCTGCTAAGTTAATTAAGAAGGAATGGGATACTATTCGTGACAATGCTTGTGATATGGGTAATGTCTATCATAATAACTTTGAAGATGGAATACGTAAAAACAGTAAGTTTTTTAATGCTATTAAATATCTTAATAATTCAGTTAGTACTCAGATGACTACTGTTGCTGATTTAGATGTTATAGATGATTATGTTAGACTATTAGATATTGATGAATTTATAGATCATACTGAAAACAAATATCCGGAGATATACGAAGTCTTTAAATACTATACTGATAGAGATTATAAGATATATTCTGAAATCGGTGCTTTTCTTCCTGACTATCTTATTAGTGGAACTATTGATATTCTTCCTATTCGTGAAGATGGTTTTGTTATTCTAGATTGGAAAACCAATCGTACTGGATTACGTTTTGAAGCAGGTTATTATCGTAAAGATAAAACTGTTCGTCCTAATCAAGAAACAAATGAATGGGTAAGTAAGCCAGACGATACTATGCTTCCTCCTCTTGGACATCTTTCTAATTGTAATGGAAATACTTATAGCTTACAGCTTAATATCTATTCTCGAATGGTATCTCTTATTACTGGTCTTCCTTGTAGAGGTTTAGCTCTTTGTCATATTGAAATTCCTTTTGTTCTTAATCAATATGGTCGTCCTCAAAGATTCAGTGACGGATTTCATATTGATACTACTAAACAAGAGTCTGCTAAATGGTATAAGATAAATCGAATGGATAATGAAGTTAATGCTATATTTCATAGTCGTTATCAATCTATTCACGGTACTCAAAAGAAACAATTAAATCTATTCGCATCATGAGTAAATATAATGATGAATTAATTAATAAATGTCTTAAAACAGATTGGAAAAAGACATTAGAAGCTAAAGGTTATTCCTATTTTGTTAATGGTGATTATAACCTTAATCTTATCGGAGTTCGTTCTGCTGATCATAGTAATGAATTCAACGATGCATTCATTATTGAATATTGGAATAAGAAAGGTAATAAGTTCTGTCCTATATTTCCTTGTACAACAGATCCCGGCTATAAAAGTCTTGCTAATCCTGTTAACATTAAAGGTTGTGCTATTCTAGTTCCCGGTCAATATCGTGGTGCTTGGAAAGTTGGTTATCATAAAGGACAATATAAAGCTCTCGTTCAACATAAACCTGTTAAAGTTTATCGTGATAATAATAAAGATTATTATCTTGATTTTAATCCTGAGACTATTGAAGAAGGAATGTTTGGAATTAATATTCATAAAGCCGGAGATTCTAGTGTTGTTATAGATGGTTGGTCTGCTGGTTGTCAAGTTCTAGCTCGTAGTTTTGACTTTAACGAACTAATGAATCTTGTTACTCTTGCTACTCCTATTTGGGGAGATAGATTTACTTATACTCTACTTGAAGAAAAAGATTTGTTGAGATGAAGACATTAAAGATAGTATTGATAGTTATAGTAATACTAGTTGTAGCCATTTGGTTGCTAAAATTATTAAATAACGATAAGAAAGGTGTAGAAATTTCTTATGTCAAAGTAGACACTGTTTACGTTGAAACTAACAAACGTGATAGTATTGCTAAACTTATTGATACTATCTTTATTAATAATGCTAATAATACAAAGAATGAAGAAGAACTACATAAAGCTATTGTCGATAGTGATAGTGTTGCTATTGTTCGGAAGTTCATTGAGTTGTGCTCAAAGCCAGTCGGAAGATAGATTGAAGCAAATGGAGAGTGAAGTAGATTCTCTAGTTTCACATTCCTTTACGGGGGTGGATTCAATAAGTCTTAATAAAGATATTATTAAAATAGCTAATGCAAAGCTAATTCTATCTAATGAATATAAGTCTCAATATGAAAGTTTTAAAGCTGCTTATGAACTTAAAGTTCAAGATTGTATATTTGCTGATAGTATTATAGCTAGACAAAAGTTTGAGATTCGTAGAATATCTACTGTTGCTAATAATGCTATTGATAGTCTTAATGATGAACAAAAGAAATCTAAGAAATATAAAAAGCAACGTAATGTAGCTATTGGTTTTGGAACTATTATAACTATTGTTGCTGCAATGCTTATTAAATAAAATGAAATATGGAATTACGCGAATATCCATTTTGGAATTATATAAATGAAGATAAATCTCATTATCCACATGCTAAAGATAATGGTTATCATGATCCTACTGATTCATTCCTTATAGGTGAATCGGGAGGATTTCTTCTTAATATTAATCCAAAGTATAGATTCGTTAATACTCATTTGCTTACTCCTGCTGCTAATGAGTTTGAAAAGAATGGAGGAAAGTACACACTATTTAATGAAGATAGTATTCCTCATATTAACTTTCGTAAGCAGGAAACTATTCGTAGAATGGTAGGTTATAAAGCTCCTTGTAAATTAAATACCGAAACTGGTGAAGTTGAAGATTTATATATTACAGGCGAGCATTATAATTTTATTAACTATGGACGTATTCTTAAACTTGATACTAAAACTCTTAGAATAGAGAAAGGTAAAGTTACTGGTAAGAAGATTCTAGGCTTTCCTCGTTTTATCGATTGTCAATGGTGGTACTTTATTATTAAGCAGTTCTGTAAAGACAATGGTTTCTTTCTTATTAATGATAAAACTCGTCGTGGTGGTTTTAGTTATATGGAAGCTATTGGTTCTGCTAATTATATAAACCTAGTTCCAAATCGTTCTGTTATTCATGCAGCCGCTGATAATAAGTTCTTGATTCAATCTGGTGGTCTATCTGACTTTATGAAGAAACAGATTATCTTTTATGAAAGTCATACTCCTTTTGCTAGAGGTATTGCTAAGATTGATTCAAGTGACTTTATTCTAGGTTTTAAAGATCAAAGTACAGGAGTTGTAGATACTAGTAGTTGGAACAGTGCTTGTATATCAGTATCAACTAATAATAATCCGTCTGCTGCTGTTGGTAAAGATGCCGGAGAGATTAAGTGTGAGGAAATGTCTGAATTCGAGAACTTCGATGACTTTATGGACGTTACTACTCCAACACTTAAAACTGGTTCTGTACTTACTGGTTTCTTAAATGCTTGGGGAACTGCTGGTAAAGCTAATAAAGGCTGGGCTGTATTCGAACAAAACTTCTATGATCCTAGATCGGGTTCATTTATGGCTTTTGAAAATGTTTGGGATAAAGATAGTAGAGATTCTGTTTGTGGTTATTTTAAACCTTACTGTTGGGGTCTTGAAGGTTATAAAATTAGTGAAGATTCTTCTATTGCTAATCTTACTTCTCTTGATAAAGATGGTAATTCTGATGTAGCTCTTGGATTTAAGATTGCAGAAGAAGAACGTGCTGCTGAGAAGAAGAATTCTAAATCATTCTCTAAGTATATTAGTTATTGTGGTCAATATGCTAATATGCCTGCTGAATCTTTTAGTTCTGTTACTGAGAATATATTTAGTAGTGAAATACTTGATGAATGGGAACAAGAACTTCGTATTAGCAATGATTATAAATTCTATACTGATGGTTTGTTTGTTGAATACGATAACGAGAAGTTCGAATTTATGTCTAATGCTCGTATTGCAACTCGTGAAGGAGCTAAGTTTAATCATGACTATTTCGATTATATTAAGAACGTTCCTCGTCATAGTAATGAAGATCCGCATGGTTGTATTCGTATATTTTTTAGACCTATTAGCGTTGTTTATACTGATAAGAAAAGCAATACTCCGATCAAAGGTTGTCCTCCCGGAATTTATAGTATAAGTTATGACCCTGTTGGTATTGATAAAGACAAAGGCGAAATTACTAATAAGCACTCTCATAATAGTATTAAAGTTTGGATGAATCCATGTATTTATAATGGATATAAAACTAAACTTTGTGCTACTTATTATGGTCGTCCTAATACTCTTGAAGAAGCTGATAGAATTTGTTATAACTTAGCTCGTATGTATAATTGTATTGGAACTACTAATGTTGAAACCAACCGAGGCGAAACTATTAGTAACTTTAAGAAATGGAAAGCTCTTCGTTATTTAGGTTGTCATCCAGTATGGTTGTGGGATACTTCTATTAAGAATAAAATTAGTACTACTATTGGTTATAACGTAGGTAATAATCAAGTTAAACTTGATGGTCTACGAATGCTTAAAGAAATGCTTTATACTGTTGTTGGTAAACGTCCAGACGGAAGAGAACTATTAGTTCTCCATACTATATATGATCATCCTTCTGTTCTTGAATTAAAGAAATGGAACGAAACAGGTAACTTTGACCGTGTATCAGAAATGATTGTTCGTGGTATCGAATGGGCTGCTAATGATAAGTTTGCTGAGAATGAAATGAAACATCGTAAAAAGGTCGATACTCAAGAGGATAACTTTTGGACTAGACCTAGATATTAAAACTATTAATAATAATGATTATGTTTGGATGGATGAAAGTAAGTAACCGTATGCTTCATTTTAAATACGGAATACTAACAGGTTTTCTAACTATAATATTCACGTTAGGTATTGCTGTTGGTATGGAATACAAAGATAAATTATATGGTGGAAAGTTTGATATATTAGATATTATTGCTACATTGCTTGGCGGAATCATAGGTAATGTGATTCTAGTAGTTATAATACTAATCATAAAACTTATATTTGTATGAGTACTATTAATCTCAAAATTAATAATCGAGCTGGTGATTTTCCCGAACAGAGAATTCCCAACTCTCAAAAGGATTATACTTGGGGTTCTCGTTGTATTGATTATGTTATAGCTGCCGGTCTTAGTGCTAATGATAGAACTAAGACTGAGCAGTTATTAGAGATTTTACATAATAATATTCCTAACGAGTTCTATCGTAAAACTCTTAATCCTTTTAATGCTACAAAGGAAATCTATACTCGTTTTCCTGCTACTATGCGAAATCTTGATATCATTAATGATATTGTTCGTAGATATATTTCAGAATATACTAAAGAACAACATGAGTTCTTAGTTACTGCTAATAATCCAGATATCATTATGGCACGAGATAATGCCATTAAGAACGATATTACTAAACGAGCGCTTCTAGCATTTCAAGAAGAATTCCAAAGACGAGTTCAAGAAGCTAATGCTCAGAATGAAGAACTTGCTGCTCAAGGTCAACCTACTCAACAAATTAATCCGCAAGAACTTGCTGCTGATGCTGAGCAATTCGAAAAAGAATTCATTGAGAATTATATTGATGAGATTAGTGTTCAAGCTCAACAACTTATTGATGTAATTGATGATACTACTAATACAGATGTTCAAGCTCCTATTGCTTATTTCAACTTTATAACAACGGGAGAATGTTATAGTTATCATACTGTTAAAGGAAAGAAAGTAATTAAGGAAACAGTTCCTACTACTGAAATGTTTCCTGTTCCTAATGGAGCTATCTTTGTATCAGGTTATGACATGGTTGCTAGAAGATTGCAAATGTCTTATTCTCAAGTAATAGATCAATTCAAAGATGATCTTACTGAAACAGAACTTGAATTCATTACTAATTATTATAATCCTGTTAATGGCACTGGTGTTCCTAGTAAAACTTTTAATCTTAACTCTTATACTTATTTCTTTCCCGAAAAGTGTAAAGAACTAGATGAAGAAGATAGAGCTTTATTTTCTGCTGGTAATGTTGATGTTCGTGAACAGAATGGTGATCTTTTAGAAGTTTGGCATGCTTGTTGGGTAGGCTATGCAGAAGTTAAAGTTCTTCATTATATTAATGAGATTGGATTTGAAGATCAAATGATTGTTCCCGATGACTTTAAATTCAATGCTGAACTTGGACATCTTAATATCGAAACTATCTATAAAAAACAAATCTATGAAGGTTATCGAATTGGAATGAAACAATATGGTATTTATCCCGGTGGTGCTAAACCTGTTGTATTCCAAAACGATGACGATCCTAAACTTCCTTATACTGGTCTTGTTGAACCAATTCCTATGATGGGTAAGTTTAGTGTTGTTGAAATACTTACTCCTTTCCAAATTCTTATTAACATCTTCTCTTATCATAGAGAGATGATGATTGCTAAGAATAAGATGTTTGCTCTTCTTATTGGTAAGTCTCTTCTTGGTGCTGGTGAAGAAACTGATAGAATTATTTATAATCTTGCTGCCGAAGGTATTCTTGCTTACGACGATAGTGAAGATATGAATAGTTTGAAAGCTCAGCAGATTCGTATGCTTGATGCAAACATTAGTGGCTATATAACTGAAATGACTAATCTTATTGAATCTATTAAGAATAGTGCTCGTGAGATGGTTGATATGACTCCTCAACGTTATGGACAAATTGCTACTAGTGCTGGTAAGTCTACAACAGAAGAAGCTATTTCTCGTGGTTCTATGGGAACAGTTATTATTAACTATATGTTTGATAAGTTCCGTGAAGACGAATACGATATTGATCTAAACAATTCTAAGTACGCTTGGATTGATGGTTTAGATACTGCTTACTTCGATAAGTCTCGTAATCGTAAATACATCTCTCTTAATGTTAATGCTCATTCTTATGGTCAGTATCTTATTAAAGCTAAGAATTCTGATAAAGAAACTGAGAACTACGAGCAATTAAAGAACTGGGCTTTTAGTGCTGCTCAGAATGGAGACTTAGATATGGCTCTTGCTGCTATTACTTCTGGTAATGTTCCTGCTCTTAAGATAGCTGTTGAACGATATCAAGAACTTCGTCAAAAGAACGAAGAATCTCTTCGTCAATTAGATCAACAACTAGAAGAACAGAAACATAGAGAAGCTCTTGAACTTATTGCTGCTAAGGGAGAACAAGATAGACTTACTGAGGAAGTCAAACAATATTTTGCTCTTCAAGCTAAAGGTATGGATGTTGAAGCAGCTATGGCTAGTATTGGTAATTCAAGTCAATCTGGAACTTCTCCCGTAGAGAAACAGAGAGAGTTATCTCTTAAAGAACAAGAACTTGCCGAATCTCGCAGAGCTAAGAATCTTGATTTTATTGATCATGCTCTTGATAGACAGAATGATCTAGCTATTGCTAAAGAGAATAAGAATAGATATGATAGACCTAAGTCTAGCTCTTCAAGTAAGAAGTAGTTGTGCTGTTTAAATTGGTATTTGTTTTGTTAGTTAAGTTCATCTCTATGAGAAAGCGTTACCCTCGATATTCGATTATCGGGGTATTTTTATGAGTACAACATGCACGTAGACAGTACTCAGAGCTTCACAGTTGAATTTTATATACCTAGATGAACAACTGTATTATTTCATGTTAACGTGTCACTATGAGGCTTAAAATGGCTCATTTTAAGAACGTGTACAGCGTTCAAATTGCCTGATAATATTAGTAACTCTATTACTCTTAATCTCGTAAATCTCGCCATCTGTTACTGCTGTACGAGGTATTTAAGCAATTGAAACTTGAATGTTTGAACCTAATGGAATATATTTGTGACAAAGTAATATTAACCAAAAACATATTTATATGGGAGTTATTAATGAAGAACTTGATTTAAGTATTGACAGTATTGATAATGGTACTGCTGATACTACTGTTGATAATGGTTCTGATACTACTACTATTACTAATCCTCCTGCTCCGGAAGACAAAGGTAGTAACGAAGGAAACAATCATCAAAGTTCCTCTACGGGGGAAGATACAACTACTCAAACAGATAACAATACTGCTAATAATAATCAAGATGTAACAGTAGCCGAAGGCGATCAAGTTACTATTGATGATATTCCTTGTACTGTTGATGCACAAGGCAATGCAGTAGATGCTAATGGTACTATCGTTAAAACATCAGAAGAACTTCGAGCACTTATTGCTGCTAATACAACAGAAGAACCTTCTGTTCTTAGTGTTTTGCAAGAACGTTTCGGTGCTGATTTCAAAGATGAAAATGGTAATCAAATTGTATTCGAAGATTCTGTTGAAGGTATTAATAGTTATATTGATACTGTACTTCAAGCTCGTATGCAAGAACGTGAAGAAGCTGCTGTTAACAATCTGTTTAAACAATATCCTGTTCTTGAGCAGGCTTATTCTCATTTGAAACTCAATGGTTCTATTGAAGGATTTAATGAAATTCCAGATAGATCAGATGTTGTTATTGACAAAGATAACGAAGAACAACAGATTGCTGTTATCAAAGAAGAATGGGCACTTGAAGGAAAGAAAGGAAACGTTAATTCTTATATTGACTATCTGAAAGCTTCCGGTATTCTTTATGATACTGCTGTTGAATCAAATAAAACTGTTGCTGAGATTTACAATGATCGTCGTGCTGAACAAACTGCTAAACGCGAAGCTGCCGAAGCAGAAGAAAGAGCTGCAATTGATGCTTATTGGAAATCTGTAGATGAAACTATTGCTAAAGGTGAAATTCTAGGTTATAAGATTCCCGAAACTATTCAACGTACTTTTGATGGTAAGACTACTGTTGCTACTCGTGCAGATTTTCAGAAGTATCTTACTAAAGTTGTTGATGATGAAGGAAATACTGCTTATATGTTAGATGAAGCTAAAGTAGATAGTAATTCTCGTATGCAGGATGATTTACTTAGAGCGTATCTTAGATTTACTGGTGGTAACTATTCTAGTCTTGTTAATATGGCTGTTAATAAAGAAAAGGTTATTAAACTTAGAACTCAAGCCCAACAAGCTGCTACTCGCAAGACGTTAGTTCTGAATAGTGGAAATAAAAGTAATAAACACGTTGACAATAATGATTTAGTATTGTCTTAACGAGTTAACTAACTAAATTAAATTGATATGTATAAACTAAGAGAAGTCGAAAGAGGTAGATATGATGATAGAGGTTACTCTAATGAGCAATCTCTAGCTGCATTAATGCTTCAAAAGCCAGAGGAAATAAACAACTTCCTTACCTATACTTATGGTATGGATGATGATCGTTTTCCTCTTACTTTCTTAACAGAAGGTCAAGGAGCTGCTGGTGTTCGTGATATTTCTACTGTTGAATGGACTTGGAAGACTATGGGTCGTATGAAAACTAATGACTATGTTGTTTGGTTTAATATGGCAGATACTACTCCGGGTATTGGTGGTAAAACTATTGAAGTTGAATTTGCTACTGGTCTATTCATTGAACAGTTCGGTCTTATGTCACCTGATGGAACAACTGTTCGTATTATGCGTGATCTAGGTCCTGGAACTCATGGTGGACATAAGTATGCTCTTCGTATTAAGAATCCCGATAAGTCAGCTTATGTAGATCCAGAGAACTTCGAGAAAGGTAAGTACTGGTGTATGTTGTCTCCAAGTATTCCGGAATCTTATTCTAAAGGTAATAAGAGTAATGTTATGGGACCGGGTATGATGAAGTCTCAACTTGGTTTCAAACGTTATACTAAAGAAATTGCTGGTAACATTAGTAATGTTATTGTTAACTATGCATTTAAAACTCGTGGTGGCGGAACTGATACTCGTTGGATTAACGAAGAGATGAGACAGTTTGATGTACAAATGCGTATCTCTAATGAGATTGATATTTGGACATCTAAATACAATCGTACTCCTAACGGTACTATTGATATGAAAGACTGGGATAATGATCAGCCGATTCCCGAAACTGCCGGTATGTTTGAAATCCTCGAAGAATCTAACTATGACACTTATGGCGAATACTTGCCGTTATCTAAGTTGAAACGTACTGTTGGTGACGTTCTCGACAAAGATACTGATACAGGTGCTATGCAAATTACTTTGTTTGCAGGTCGCGGAGGTCTTGAAGATTTCGATGAATCAATGAGAGGCGAAGTTAAATCAGAAGGATTCATTACTCCGCTTGGAGATAAGATGATCGGTGAAGAAGGTGGTGGTCTTACTTATGGTAAGTACTTCCGTAAATATAAGACTATTGACGGACATACTATCACTGCTGTTCATCTTCCGTTCTTGGATAAATCTCCGATTGCAGAACTTGACCGTGCTAACGGTAATATTCATCCTCGTACTGGTTTGCCAATGTGTTCACATCAGTTGATGTTCATTGACAACTCTACTTATAATGGAGAACGTAATATCCGTATGGTTCGTATGAAAGGTCAGTCTTATCTTGTTGGTGTTCTTAAAGGTCTTACTCCGATTCCTCCGTCTTGGGGTGCTGTTCCTGATAGAGCAATTGCTACTGAGATTGATAAATCTACTTACGAAGTTAAGATGTCTCGCGGTCTGCAAGTTAATCGTGCTGAGAAGATGTTTATTCTTCGTTGCTCATTGTAACATTTAAACTTATATTATAATGGAAGGAAAAATAGAAAAAGGGATTAATATAGCAGGTATTGCTAGTAACGGTGTTAATACTGCCGTTACTAATCCTGCTCCCAAAGCTCCTACTAAATCCGATAAGGAAAAGACTTTGAAAGAAACCTATACAGAAGCTCTTAAAGAGAAAGATGGTTTAGATAAAGAATTCAAAGAAGTAAGAAAGATTAAAATTGGTCTTACTGCCGATATTACAGTTGGTTCTGTTTATAGACAAATCAACAGACAATATATTCAAGATCGTCATGATAGTATCGGTGGAAGTATCAATTCGGCTAGAATGCTTGCTAGTAATGCAGAAGAAATGGCTGCTTACATGCCTGCTATCGTTGGTTGCTCCGCTAATGATACTAAGTTCCAAGAACGAGTTTCTCGTTGGTTTCAGAATATCTCTATTCCAGTTCCTATGGATGGTTACGAATTCAATTGTGATTTCCGTTGGAGAAGAAAGGAAGATTATCTGAAATACGCAATTAAAGAACAGACTATTATTGAAGCATACGAAAACGCTGATAAGTCTACTGCTAAGTTGCTGAAAGAAGCTATCAATAACTATGTTATTGAACTTAATGCTTTAGAGTCTACTCGTTATCAATATGGACGTCCCGATAACATTGAACATTACATTGCATTCCGTCACTGTTTGTTCTATCCGGATGTAGCAAAAGATACACAGGTTATTCATTTTAATCCTCGTGTTCGTTTCTATATTCGTGATGAACAGAGAGAACAGAATAGAGCTAAACGTCTTCGCATTCAATCTAATAAAGCTCGTAGAAATTATCTCGATCTTCTTGATGATGCAGAAAAGTTCAAAGCAATGTTTGTTTGTTATTGTGCTTCTACTGGAACAGATGTTATCACAAGTCTTAATCTTGATGAAAGTATTAAGGAAAAGATGCTCGATGATTACGCTATTCGTGAACCGGAGAAATTCAACAAAATGTTTAACAACAACAACCTTACTACCCAAGCTCTTATTGAAGAACTTATTGCTAAAGGCGAACTTGTTCGTTCTGATGTTAATCAGACAATACTTACTCCCGAAGCAGCATTTATTGGTTCTAATATGAAAGAAGCAATTGCTTATTTCAATAATCCAGAGAATGCTCAGTTCCGTAAAGGTTTGGAAATTAAGGTTCAATTATAACTATTGTTATGAAGATTACAGAGATACATGATCGGTTCGTGCTACTTGCACAACAAATGGGAATGAAAACTGTTCGGGCAATACTTCCCGAACAAATTGATGAACTGATTAATACCGAAAGTATTAATTATGTTAGAGATATATTCTCTCGTAAAGGTAATCGCGAACTCGATGGTATCTCTGATAATGTTATAAGACTTAACGAACTTGATCCTTTGTTAATTAATCGTCCTATTGTTAGTCCTAGAAAAACAGATATTACTTTTGGTAAAGGTTATCGAATCAATACTACTGTGTTTATTCCACAGATAATGTACTTGGTATCTGTTAGTTCCCTTACGGGGGAGGCACTAGCAAAATGTCGATTGATTGAAATTGATTATGTTCCTCAAACTCAAAATGATTATCATAGTAAATCAGTTGTAGTTAGTCCTATTTGTTACAAATTAGAAGATGGTATTGAAGTTATTGGAAATTTTGATGTAACTAAGTTTATAGTAACTTATATTAAATATCCTACTCTTGTTAATCTTGAAACAGATACTACTAATGAACTATCCGATATAGCTATGCAGAAAGTTATTGAACGAGCAGTTAATACTTATAATGCTATCTCTAATAATGATAGTTACGAGAGAGTTTCAAATGAATTATCTAAATTAGAATAATATGGAAAGACTTCTTTTCGCTAAAAACGTCGCTCTTGCCACTACTCCTGATAGTATTAATAAAATAGGTGAAGCTGGTATTGCAGAAGGCGCAATCGCATTGTACGATGATACTGGTGCGGTTATTACAGATGCTCCTGCTAGACGTATTCCCCGCTTCTCTATATTTATAGGTGGCGGAGCTTTTGCTAATGCTAGCGATTATTACAATAGTGTTCTTGATATAGACACTTATCGCTTTGAATATGCAAAGACTGAATATGCAGCAGGTACTAATCTAAGTGTTGACATTACTGTTCCCACCCCCGTAAAGGATAAGGATTATACCATTACTATGGTAAAACCGGGAACTGTTCTTAACGAACGTTACAAATGGAGTTCTTCTACTCGTGCTACCGAAGGAGATACTGCTACTACTGTTGCAAAACGTTTAGCAGATGAACTTAAAGCTCTTGGTAAAAACGAAGGATTTACTGCTACTGCTGCGGCTGCTAAGATTACTATCACTGCTAAAGATTATCAGAATTGGAATGTTGTTGCCGGAGATAAATTGTTCGGTGCTAATGTTACAGTTAATACTAAAGGTGTTGCTCCTGTTAATGATGATGCGTTCTTGAAAGAATTGCAACTTCGTTGTATTGGTGCAGAAGGTATCAATGCTACTGAACGTGACGCTATTCAGTTGTACAAACTTCCTGTTCGTTCGAGTGCGACAGGCTGGACAACTTACGCTTTGACATTCTACAATTCCCGTAATCTTAGAAGCGGTAATACTGAAAACGTTAAGAGTATTGTTTATCTTGCTGTTCCTACTGGTTCTGCATCAATAACTACTCTTGATAAAATCTTTACTGCTCTTTCTTCAGTGGACGGTCAACCTGTTACTTCTGAGAAATAAGTTTTAGAACAGATAGTATAACAAAAAGCTAAGTATTAATTAAAGGGATTGCTATTGGTCTAATTACTAATAGTAATCCCTTTATTCACTTACATCATGAAAGAAATATTAGAATCCGCACTTAGTCAAGGTATAGCATCCGTAGTCGTAGTTGCTATATTCTTACTTCTCTATAAATGGCTAGACAATCGTAAGAAATCTGATTCAGAAAAGTTTGTAATTAAAGTAAGTACAACACTTGATAAACTATCGTTGTCGCTACTTGAGTTATCTACGTTCGTAACTGATATTACGAAGAATATAGTCAATAAAGATAAGGATAAGTGTAAGGCTGCTATTGAAGATTCAATGTATGCTTCTGCTATGCGAATTATTTCTTTTGTTTCTACTACTATTATTAATAATCATATTGATACTAATAAAGATAATATACTGTCTAATATTCATAATATTATAAATGCTGAATATTATACGGTATTTTCTACTTTATCTATGTATAAGATTAATGGTGCTAAACCTTCTGACTTCATGCAGAAACAATGGATGGCTGCTATTGAGAAATCAATTATTGAAATTATTTATAATGCTAGTCTTAGCAAAGAAGATAAGATACTTAGTTTTAGTAATAAGTTGAACATTAAGTTTCAGTCTTACATTACTTATATAACGAATAACACATTGAAGTAATGGAAGTTAATTTTGAAAGAGTTATTGATGAATCAATAGAACGAGGTGTGCAAATGGCACATCTCAGTTCTCTTGGATATGTCGTTAATAATGACGATATTTGTATGTACTACTGTTGCATTGTTTTACAACATATGCAAAGTGTGTATGAGGATTTATCCAAAGAACAAAAAGAAAACGTAAATGAAATGTATTCTAAATTAGTTTGCTTATGATACAAAACGAAGATGGTACTTATGTGTATCTTACTGTTCCTCTCAAATACAACTGTGTATATACTAAGTTGTTGATTATGGTTTCCGACTTAGGTATTGATTTGATTAAAGATTGTACTTCTACTTGTAAAGGGATTAATCGTCAAGTCATTAATTGTTGGAATATGTTTCAAGCTGCTTGCGCTGCTTATCAATTAGGAGAAGAAAAGAAAGCCGATCTTCTTATTAATTATATTATTGCTCAGCTACGATTAGAATGTAAAGATGCGATAGTATCTAAACCAATTAGTGTTTATATTGGTCATACTGATATTCCGCCTCTTACATTTAAGAATATGAGTGTTGCAGATATTATTGCTCTTCCTCATGTTGAGTTAAATGTTCAAGATGAAGAGAATCAAAACATCATTATTAAACAAGAACAAAGTATTCATTTTGTTATTGTTCCAGATAGTGTATCTCTTGATAACTCTGAATTTGGAGATGTTCTAACTACCACATTATGGAAAGAAGTTGCTCCTGCTGATGGTGCTTATCGTAGAATGATTAATAATGAGGTAGTCGATGGTATTCATTATACTGTTTACTTCTTCTATTCTCCTATGGGAAGTTTCAAAGAAGATATTAAACTTAACTTTAGTATAAGATAATATGAATGCAATTACTGTTGGTCAGTTGATTAATAACAATGCAACTGATAAAGATTTTAAACCACTTCCTAATCTTGACTTTAAGTACGGTCCTTATAGTTCTATTGCCGAAGCTCTTTCTAATATCCCTGCTGAATTACGTGCTGTTGGTTTAACAGTAGGTATTCGAGTAAATAGTACGATACAAGAGTTTTGGTTCAATGGTGGTGTAAGAGATGCCGATCTTGTTGTTAAGAATAACGGAAGTGGTGGTGGAAGTGGAGAAGCAGGTAAGACTCCCGAGTTTGATAAGGCTATTGCTTTAGCTCTTCCTGCTGATGCTGCTCCTACTGCCGAAGTAGTATATAAAGGTGAAGATGAATCTGGTACTCCGTTATATGATTTAGAGTTTGGTATTCCAGCAGGTGAAGCAGGTACTGTTCCTAATTGGAAGACATTTGTGTTTAAACAATCTGCTACACAGCCTGATCCTCCTACGGGGGAAGATATTATTCCAGCAGGATGGTCAGATGTTCCAACAGTTGTTGGTATTTGGTGGATGTCAGTTGGTGAAGTACGTGGTGCAACAGGTAAAGTAACAAGTTGGTCTACTCCTATTAAATGTACTGGTGAAGATGGTGTTGCCGGAAAGTATTATAACTTTAAGTATGCAGTTAATACATCTCCTAGTAATGCGCCTGCTATTAATCGTAATGCTGACGATCCCGGTTCAGAATGGTCAGATATTGTTCCTGCAATGAATAAAGGACAGTATCTATGGATGACTATTGGAATGTTTAATGATGGTAAACTCGAAGGTCAATGGAGCGCTCCTATTCGTATTAATGCAGAAGATGGACAATCAGGTGTTGGAGTTCGTATGATGTACCAAAAAACTATTGATTATGTTAACGCTCCTTCGTTTGATGAAGATAATATTAATCCCGGTTCTGCTTGGTCTACTACTATTCCTAGTGGTAGCGGTGCTGTTTGGGGAATATTTGCTCAGATTAATATTGATGGAACTCTTGCAAGTAATTGGGCAGGTCCTGTACTTATGAGTGGAAAACCTGGAGCAGATGGTACAGATGGTACAGATGGTACAGATGGTACAGTTCCTAATTGGAAAACTTATATCTATGCTAAGTCTACTATTATTCCTACTAAACCTACTAGTCAAGAATTAATCCCTTCTGGTTGGAAAGATAGTCCAGATTCTAATGATGGACAATGGTGGCAATGTATTGGTACTGTTGATGGTTCTTCTAATAAAGTAGTTAGTTGGTCAGATGTTATTCCTGTTAATGGTAGAGATGGCTATGCTCAAGACGGTAAACATACTGAGTTTAGATTTGCTAGTTCTCCTAGTGCAACAGAACATCCTAGTATTACTAGATCGGATAGAAATCCGGGTGCTGCTTGGACTGTTGAGTTTCCAACTCTTACTACTGAATCCCCTTATATGTGGATGACTAAAGCAACTATTCTTCCTAGTAATGCTATTGAAGGATATTGGGAAGATCCTGTATGTATTACTGGTGAAGCTGGTAAGAAAGGTGATACTGGTCCTGCTGGTAAAGACGGAGTAAATGGTAGTAATGGTATTGATGGAGTTCCTGGAATTTCTATTGAAGCTAGATATTCTTTAGGAAGCGATACTTCTCCTAGTGCTGCATTTGACTCTAAAATTGCTAAACAACGTAATCCCGATGGTTGGAGTTTAACAGTTCCTGTTCCTACTCAAGAGAAACTTTATATTTGGTGTATCCAAACTCGTATTTCTTATAATAATAACAGCGATGAACTTGGTCATCTTGAATTAGATTGGAGTACTCCTTTTAAGCTTACTGGAACGAATGGACTTCCGGGTTCTGATGGACATAATCAGATTATTTATCCTCAAGGTATTTACGATTCTACTAAGTCTTATGTTTCTGATGAGTATAAAGCTCCTTATGTATATGACCCTGCTGATGGTAATTTCTATGTTCTTAATTACGAAGGTCCGTGGAAAGGTACTGATCAAGTTTATAGTACTCCTTCTGAATCATATACTAATAACCAAAGATATTGGATTAGATTTGAAGGTTATGAAGCTATTTATACTAAGATTGGTATTATAGCTAATGGACTTATTGGTAGTGCGGTATTCAACGGTAATTATATGTTTAGTCAGCAAGGTGTTGATGCTAATGGACTAAAGACTACTGCATATGAAAACTTTAATCCTGATAATCCAGGTGCTCCACTTAATGGAAAAACATTTGTTCCAGCTACTTTATTAGATCTTAAAGAAGGAGATGCTTGGTTTGGTCATGGAAACATGAATATTGATTCACAAGGAAATGTTGCTATAAATGGTTACATTAAAGAAAGGTTTGATTACTTTAATGGTGGTGTAGATGAATTCTCAGATATTATTATTCAATCTACTAGACAAGTAATGATTGCTTCTGATACTGATTATACTACTAAGTTTGCAGTAGGTTATAGTAGTGGAAATATTATAATATCTACTCAATTCAAGCTCGATCTAAATGTTCCAGTTAATATTAAGTTCATTAATCTCTCTAGCTTTATGTGGAATTTAGTTCTTGATAATAGAAAGAGTGGATTGTTCTCTGTTAACTATTGGGAAGAATATGGTGATATGGATCAAGCTTATACTTTCCCGAAAGTATCTCTTCATGGAGGAAGAGTATTAGATTTAATGTTCTTACCAACTACTCTTGAAACAGAAACTATTGGTAGTATCATAACTACTTATTATCATGGTGATTGGCATGTTATTAATACTAACGAATTTGTTATGAAAAGAGGTACTGCGGGAGATTATTCCGATTATATACTTGAATCAAAGAATTTAGAATATAAATAATTAATATGAAACAAGGAATTGTTGTTGGACAACTTATTGTTAACAATGCTACTGACGAACAATTCAATTCGTATCCTAATTTAGATGCTAAATATGGTCCTTATGACGATATTGGTCAAGCACTATCTACGCTGTCTAAACCTACCCGTGCGGTAGGTTTAACCGTAGGTATTAGAAAGGAAGGAAACGTAATCGAAGAATATTGGTTCAAAGGAGGTATTGAAAACAAACATTTAGTACTTAAACAATTAAGTGCTGATCTTTCTGATTATTACAATAAGAAAGAAGTAGATGATAAATTCGTAGATGTAGATGATAAATTCGAAGAAGTAAATAATACTATTGAAGATACTAATAAAGAAATTAGTGATCTACGTGACGAAGTTATCAATAAAACTGTAGAAGCAGTTATCGCACAAGATACTCCTCCTACTAATAAAGATGCTCTTTGGATAGATACATCTGGCAAAGAATCAGGTATTACTAGTAATGATGATCTCGCTTCTGTTATAGAGGTAATACAAAGTATCCAAAACTATTTGGATACTATTGTTCGTCAAAGAGATTTGATTATTACTCCCGGACATGTTAGCAATACTGTAACTAGTACTCTACTTAGTAAGTACGAACCTATTGATCCTAGTGTTGCTTCAAGTGAAAAGATGAACATTGTTCTTCGTAATGTCAACCGTATGGCTAATAGTCTAGAACCGACTGCTGAAGGTTTCGAACCAACTACTAAAGCTGTTTGTGGACATTATGGTACATTAGCTGAAATACAAGCTAACTTTCAAAAGTTTGTTGAATATGAACTTCTTCTTGCTACTGATGTTAAACGATTATATACTAAGATAAACGGAGAACCTGTTAATCTTACTGGTAGTGGAGGTAGTGGAGGCGGAGGTAATATTGATTACGAAGCTCTCGATAAACTCGATACTATTGGTTTGATTGCTCCTAGTGGTCAAATCTATCGAGTTAAAGTAAACAACAATGGACAACTTGTTGTTTATAAGAAAGAACTTGATACTGATCAAGCCGAACCTACTGGTGGTCAAGAAGATCCTAATACTGGTTGGGTTTATGTTACTAGTTTATATCTTCAAAAACTATATATAAATTCTTTATATTGTGGAGGTATTACTAGTGATGAATATAGTTATAATCCATGTTCTCATAACTTCGTTGAACTTAGTAATCTTACAGGTAAAGATGTATCTCTTAAAGGTTTGTCTTTACAATATGGTACAGAAGGCGGAGATTGGGAAACACTTCCTTTATGGGGGGAGATAAAAGCAGGTTCTACATTCCTTATTCGTGGTGCTCAATGTTCAGTTATGCATGTTAATACTACTCGTATTAAAGTTAAAACCTTTGATATGGAGTGGATAGCTAGTGATGGAAAACTTATTAAGTTTGATAATCGTAAAGCTAAGTTTTTCTTAACTTGGGGAACTACTCCATCTAGTGTTGCTAATCCATATAATAATGCGACCACCCCAATAAGGGTATCTAAAGGATATATTGATCTCGTAGGCTTACAAATACTTAATGCTGGTGACGCAGATAAAGTAGATGCTGCTGAAAATACTGCATATGGTTATCTAACTAGTAATTACTTATTTACTAAGTATTATACTATGGATCCTGTTAATCAAGCTACTAAAGCTCTTAGTGCTCGTAACAATGCTAACGATATGTATTTTGTTAATCTCGAAGCTAATGTTATTCCTACTGTTGATAAGTATGTTCCTCGTGCTTCATTTGAAAATAAGAATATATTCTTTAATAAAACTTTATTAGATTCTACTAAACCAAATAAAGTAACTATGACATTAGGTCGTAGAGGTACAGCTCCTAATGCTAGTCGTTGCTTTAATTGGGTATCTGTTGGATACTATGATGAAATGCTTTATTATAGAAAAGTGGGAGCTAGTGATTGGACAGGTACTGAATCATTTAAAGATGAAACAGGTGTTCGTAAGTACTATAATCGTATTCGTGCAATTACTACTGATGGTACTCCTTTTACTTCTCATAAAGTTGTGTTAACTGAATTGTCAGCAGGAGACTATGAATACTATATTGAACGTATGAGTGATTCTAGTTATAAAAGTCCTACTTATAAGTTCACTATTAAAGATACTGTTAATATTCAGAACAAATGGACGTTCTTACAAACATCTGATCAACAAGGTTTCAATTGGGATGAATATCAAGTATGGAAAATAGCTGCTAAGAATATTGCAGATAATCATATTGATGCTGCTAGTGAGAATGTTGAGTTTATGATTAATACTGGTGATATGACTCAGAATGGTAATCGTATTAACGAATGGTTAGATTATGATTCCGGTCGTGTTCCTTTATTTACTCTACCAGAAATGGTTACTGTTGGTAACAACGACTTAACTCCTGCTAATGTTTATGTTCTTGGTGATGGTGGCGATAACTCTAAGATCAATGCTACTAACATTCGATTTTTCTATTGTCATGAAATAAATGAAGAGAATCCTCCTATATTTACTATACAGAATAAAGAGATTTATATTGAATGTTTGTATTCATTTGATTTTGCTGATACTCATTTCTTATGTGTTAACAGTGAGATAAGTTCTAATACTGAACGAGATGTTTATGGTCTTAATCCACAAAGTGTTGTTTATGATTATATTCGTCAATGGTGCGAAAAAGACTTAGAGTATATTGATAGTAGTATTAATCATAAGATAGCTTATTGTCATGAGATGCCTTTTACAATCATTACTCAAAATCTTATCAATTCGTTCTATTGGGACGGCACTGAATATCCAGATGTTGAACGTAGTGGAAGTCGTCTTAACTTTAATACTAGTAAAGCTAATGCTTATTGGTTCTCGAAGTTTTTAAATGATAATGGTTATCGTTTGTGTCTTGGAGGTCATAAACATACATATAGTTGCAGCTATCCTTTGATAGAGAATCCTAATAGCTCTATGAAGCCTATAATTCAAGTTACAGCGGAGTTATTACAGAGCAACTTCGGAAGTACGGAATTGTACGAAGAGACAGCAGAGGGCTTCCTAAAGGGTCAGAAATTCCCTAAATCATGGCAAAATAACTCGAATTATGATATGGTAAAACATCTATGTACATTTGAGTTAGTCAGCAAAATAACTGCTCCTACGTACATTATGTGCCAAGCTACGGGCTATAAACACACTAGTAATAAGGAATTGCCTAGTCCGAATACTCCGTGGCTTCGATATTTCTTTCCTGCTAGTATTACTATTAATAGTAGAACTGATGTTACTGCTAAAGTAAATGCTGGTCAGCGTTATCCTTTCTATATTATATATAATGTTTACAATAATAAAATCGAAGCTAAAGTTAAGAAAGTAGCTAACGTATTTAATAATAGTGGTAAATATAATATTAATATTCAAGGCGAAGCTCCTAATGCAGAAGCTATTGGTGGTAATGGTGAAACTAATAATGGAAATGATATAATAACTATAATTAAATAATTATGTCAGAAGTAATTAAGAGATTTAATAAAGAGACCGGACAGTGGGAAGTAGTTGCTGCCGGTAATGCTAATAATATTATCACTACTGATCCTCGTCTTCTAGATCCTGAAGAAGTCGCTAATGGAAAAGTAGAAGAGAATATTAATGAAATTCTAGTTAAGTATAAGGAGAAACTTGCAGAACATGATGGTCACATTGCTTGGTTAGCAGAGCATGGTGGCGGTGGTAGCGGAGGTGGTGGAGGTACTACCGATGCTAAAGTTACTATTACTAATGGAGACATTGTAATAGAAGGTAATACTAAGTATCTATATTCTAGTGTTACAACTAATATAAAACTTAATTATCTTATTGAATCATCTAAGAATAATAAACGTTACTTTATAAATGTTTCTCTTGATGGTAGTAGTATCATTAAAGATCAAGAAGCATGGACTAATACTCCCGGTACTCTTATTATTCCTAAGTTAGATCAATTCTCAAATAACAGTACTCATTCGGTAGTTATTACGGCTACCGATACTGATGGATTTGCTGCTGAATCTTATCTACTAAATATTGTAGAAGCTAGTATTAAGTTAGCAAGTAGTGTTGCAGGAAGTACTGCTACGGTTGGTATCGATTACTTCATAACTTATACTGTTACTAGTAAGATTATTGGTAGTGCTGCAAGTCTTGTTGTTACTAATATAACTAATGGTTTCTCTAAGAGTATTGATCTCGGTGTTACTACTAGTACTACTCCTCGTCAGATAAATGTTAATCTATGGGAACTAGGTAATATTATTGCAGGTAGTTCTTATACTATTCAAGCACAAGCATTTACTGATATGTCAGGTTCTACTGTTCAATCCGATGTTATAACTAATCGTACAGTAGTAGAAGATGGTATTAATCTTGTTGTTCTTGTAGAAGGTATTACTAGTAAAGCAGAAGTAGATGAAGGAGCTGAGAAAACTAAGTTCTCTCAAGGTGGTAATATATCTTTTGCATTTACTCCTTATCTTGCAGGTGTTTCACTTATTTATTACGCTGTTCGTCTTGAACACAATGGTACTGTTCGTGATATTGGTTATTTCGATACTGGAAATTATAACGATAATCAATATGTTCAACGTGGTAAACAACAGGTATTCTCTTGGGCTATTCCAACAGAAGGAGATATTCTTGGTGATTGGAATATAACTCTTCGTTGTTGGTCTGAAAAAGGAGATCCTATTACTGATGTTGAACTTATTTGTCAAGTCGTTGCTAGTTCTCAGTCTTTAATTCCCGATCAGAATCCTAATGATTCTATGTATGCAGCTTGGCATATTCGTCAAGAATCATTTCCTCAAACTCCTACTGCTAGACAGTGGACATCTAGTGTTCCTAAGTTTACTCCTCCGGGTTCTCTAGAACCAGTTGGTGCAGTTACTAATCTTGAAGTTTATAATACTAATGGTGCTTTATCTGGATTCTTAACTCAAGATGGACAATCTATGTTACGTATCTCAGGTGAAGCATATGGTATTATAGATGTTCAACCATTTAAAGATAATGCTACTGAACTAACCAATTGGAGTAGACAAGGATTTTCTATGTCTGTTACATTTAAAACAGATGTTCATCCATTTACTAATAGAACAGTATTCTTTTGTGGTGATTATAATACTGATGAAGAATTTTCAGAAGGTATTAAGATTGGTCTAGAAGATATTACTTGGAGTTACACCGATGGTAATATTAAAGAAACTATTAATTGTAAAGTACAACAGAATGTTATCAATACTGTCGACTTTATTGTTAATAAGAATCCCGATAAACGAGTTGTCGGTATTTTTGTTAACGGTACTCTTAATGTTGCACGTGAGATAAAGACTGACTTTACTTGGAAGAGCTCTTCTAAGATTTATCTTGGTTGTGATATTAGTAATGCAGGTCATATTCAGAATTATTCTGATGTTAACTTCTACGATATTAAGTTATTCCGTTCTCCGCTTAATGACAAAGAGATTGTTATTAATTATATGAATGCTAATATTAGAGCTAAACTTCTAGAAGATGGTAGTATTGATTTCGTAGCTTATAACTCTTCTAAGTTACGTAACTTTTTCTCTACTTCTGATAACTCTGCGCATTCTACTTTATGGGATGATATTAATCAGACTTATGCTACTGTTAACTTCAATAGTCTTATTTCTGATACTACTCGTACTCTTCCTGTTGATATAATGCTAATCAATTGTGCTAATACAGGTTTTACTCGTGCAGTATTTGAAGAGATTGGAGGTCAGAATAACAACTGGTACACAGGTTGTACTATGAGTTACTTTAGTCCTACTTCTGGAAAGTCTAGTGCTGAAAGTACTACTGACGTCGCTGTTTCTAAGCAAGGAACATCTACTATGAACAATCTTATTAAGAATCTTGAGATTCGTTTTGATAAGATGTTGAAAGCAGATGATGGTAGTAATCTTGATTACGAACTGTTCCAACCTAAAGAGACTTGGTTCCCCGAACGACAGTTTACTCTTAAAGCCGATGTTGTCGATAGTGCTCATGCTAACAATGCTTCTATTGGTAAATGGATTAATGATAATGCAGATATTCTATTTGAGAAAACTCCTCCAATGGAAGAACTCGAAGCTCGTCGTCCAACTGATACTAGAGATAAAACTAAAGTTCATGAGAAAGTAACTATTAAACAAACTCTTGAAGGTTTTCCATGTATTCTTCTTATTCAGTTCGACGGAGAAGAAACTCAAACTTGTCTTGGTATTTATAGTTTCAACTTAGGTCGTGGTGCTTATTATAACATGGGCTTCCGATTCTTAAAAGACTTTACTACTAAGATAAAGAATAGTACTGGTGAATATGTAGATAATGCTCTTCCTGCTTTTGTTACTTCTTATCATGCTTATGGTCAGAATGAAAAGTTTGGTAGTATCGATCAACAGAAAGTTTACTCTTATGAAATAGGTGAGAACGCTAATGTTATTGTTGATGGAAACAAAACATTACCGTTAGCTTTGTTTATGCAAGATAATATATCTATTATTAAGCATGTAGGGGAGTTTAAATATAATGGTGGTAATTGGCTAGACCCAACTGCTTCTGTTACTGATGATGCTGTTTGGACAGCTCTTCAAGAACTGTTTACTCTATTTGCTCAAATGACTTCTTCCACGGTTAAGAAATATACTTGGAATGAACAGTCTGGAGGATATGTTGAAACAGAAGGTGAATATCCTGCTCAATCAAGTTGGTCTACTCTTGCTGCTGAACTAGATACTAAGTTCTCAATTAAGAATGCTTATTCTTATTTCTTAGTATGTGTTAAGTTCGGTCTTGTCGATTCTCTTGGTAAAAATATGACTATCGTATGTTATGATATTGGAGGAACTAAGAAATGGTATATTAGGTTCTACGATATGGATACTGCTAATGGTCTTGATAATACTGCTCTTGAATCTGTTGCTAAAACAGCATACCTTGATACCTTCTCTAATAATCCTAACACAGATGTTAATTCATTAGTTACTACTCGTAATTCTCCCGATGGTGGTTACGATACTTATAGTTCTCGTATGTGGGATGTTCTTCGTGATAGTATTTTTATTAATACTGGAGTCTTTGATTCTTCTCTTGAAGAACTTTGGGACTTATGGAGAAACAATGCTAATATTAGTAAAGATGTTAATCATTATATAGATGAATATTTCTCTGCACAAACTAAGTCATGCGGAGAACTTCTATTTAATTACGACTATAATGTTAAGTATCTTACTGCTTATGTTAGTGAAGCAGGAGGTTCTGCATCTTATGCTAATATTGAATTCTTACATGGTACTCGTGTTGAATATGTTCGAGATTGGTTAAAGAAACGTTGGTGGTTCTTTGATGGAGTATTTAGATATAACAATGTATCTAATCTCCAACCTTATAATACTAAAGGTGCTTTCTCTGCTGGTGGTGCTGAAGCTACAAATCCTCGTCTTACTATTACTTCTAATGTTCCGATGATATTTGTCATCAACATTGGTAATACTACTGACACTAGGTATTTCTTACAAGAAGGAGTTCCTACTCTAATTAAGTTAGCGCCTATTAGTTCTTTCAATACTCAGATTACTATTAACAATACTCCACAAATCAATGACATCAAAGGTCTAAAAGAAATGAGATTCCAACGTTTCATGTCTACTATGAAACTTCCTAGTTTCTCTCAATTGGATTTATCTGATGTTGATACTCTTAGTAATGCTCCTGTTCCATTTGAAACAGTGTTTGTTAATGACGAAGACTTTTCAGATGTTAGACATATTAATCTATCTAATACTAAGTTTTGGAGTGGAAGTTCTGAAGTAGGTACATTTACAGTTAATATTGAAAAGTATACTAAGTTGAAAGACTTAGATATATCTAATTCAATAGTAACTTCTATGTCTCTGCCTAATGCTTCTCTTGCATCTCTTAATATTACTAATAGTTCTATTGAGATTATTAACTTAGTTAATCAGCCATTCTTAGATAGTATAGATTTTAGTGGATGTAAAAGATTGAAATCTGTTACTATTGATTCTTGTGAAAAGATTACTGAACTAAATCTTAGTAATCTCGGAGATTTACATACTATTAATATTACTAACTGTCCTAATCTTGTTACAATTACTTGTACCAATAACGTAAATCTTACTACGTTTAACGTATCTAACTGTAACAAAGTTAAGACTATTAATATTAGTAAATGTACTAATAGTGGATTAGATATTTATATTGTTGGTGCTCCTAATATTGAAGAACTTAATATTAGCAGTACTAATACTACTAAACCTATTCAAGCTGCTGCTGAATTGCCTAAACTTACTAAATTGATTATGAACAATACAAATATTAGTTCTATTCAATATGGTAATAAAACAATTCCTAAGTATAATAACAATCCTATCTTTGACGTTACTAATTTAAGACTTAGTACGTTTACTGTTACTAGCGCAGCAGGAGTTCATTACTTTAAGTTCGATAATAATCCGGATGCTCCTGTTAGTATCGGTAGTAGTTTCTTCATTGGTTGTGCTTCTCTTAAACGAGTATTTGGACATATTAAACTTACAGGTACTAATACATTTAGTGAATGTAATAATTTCTATATTCATGAACCACCCGCTTTAGTTAACGGTAAAACACCAATGTATGCTAATCAATACTATGGTTCTAAAACTAATACAACAGAAGGTAAAACTGAATGGGAAGCTAATACCAATCTTGGTACTAACATAACTATTGGTACTACCAATATGTCTAACATGTTCAGAGGAACTAATTGCAAACTCTTCGATGCTTATTATATTCTTTATAAATGTAATAATGTTACTCTGTTGACGAATTGCTTCTATGGTGCTAAAATACAACTTAGTATTGTAGATAGTTTCAATCGTAATATGTTTATTAACTGTGGTAAAGTAACTAATATGGATGCCATATTCTACGATATCTCTGGTGGAACTTGTATTTTTTATACTTGTACTAGAAATAACAATGGAGAAATAACTAATAGAAATGGATTGTTATCTCCGCTTGTTAATCTTGTATCAATGTCACAAGCATTCCATTTTAATGGTAATAAATATACGGATGATTTCATATTTGCTAGACCTGTTGGTAATGTAGAATGGAAGATAACTCATTTATATTTAGTATTTAGTGGTGTACTTTGTTTCATTACTGATGCAAGTAGAGAGTGGACAACCGAACCAACTACTTCTGACTTTAGTGCTGCTAAAGCTAGTAGACTTCTTATTAATATTCCTAACTTAGATTATATTAATGGAATGTTTAACGGTTCTAATATTAATTTTGATCTAGTTGAGAATGACGATGAGAAGAAAACTAAGTATTGTCCATTGTTCTACAATAATACTAAATTACAATATATAACTAATAGTTTTAATAATCTTAATCATTCTACTGGTTCATTATTAAATGTATTTGGAGGACAAATTGAAGGTAAAACAGATAAATTCTCTAGTGTATTTTATGCTATTCAAGGAGCATTTGATGCTGCTAGCAATAGTACTATTGAATTCCCGATTCATAATTCTATGTTCCGTAGAATAAAAACTAGACTTAAATATATTACTGGTACATCTGCTACGAATGCAACTACTAATCCTTGTTTTACAGGATTTACTAAAACATTCCTTAAAGAAGATACGGAAGTATTTCCTTACGAAGTATTTAGTGGTTGTAGTGCATTAATTGAAGCTCCCGGATTCTTTAGTAATATAAAATGTCCTACTGGAACTGTTATAGAACTACCTAAAGATATATTTAAAGATTGTGTTAATCTTACTAATATATCATATGAGTTTTATAACATGGAGAATGTGAAGTATTCCCTTACGGGGGAAGGTTTCAAGAACTGTAAGATAGTTAACGCTGCTTACTGTTTTGCAGAAACTAACGTTAAGTTTGCTAAGACAGGAATGATACCTTATAAGTTATTCTATCAAGAACAACTTGTTAGTTCTACTATTAAAGGATGGAAAGAAGCGGATGCTGCTACTGATAATATAACTCCTAATTTTGGTATTGATTCTGATGGAAATTGGATTCCCGATGAAGAACTTCCAACTGCTATGCCTAAAGAACGTTCTTATAGTATAGTGAGAACTACTCGTAGAAAGAGTATTACTAACATGGCTTACTGTTTACAATACTTTCAAGCTACTGATTCTGCTCCTTATACTATGAATTATGGTAGTTTAAAGTCTAATGATTATGGTGATTTACTTATACCTAATGAACAATATAATCCTGTTAAGTATATAGTGAATCCTAATTATAATCCTAATGAATTCATTGATGAAGAGCAAACTATTCCTAATCCTAGTAGAGATATTCGTCGTATTATAGATAATCCTAATTATAATAAGTATGAACTTATTTGGAATGTCTATGCTTATGATGGTCTTACAGGATTATACGATATGATTAGTAATTCAGAGTTATATGCTGCTGTTACTGCTGGTACTATTTCTGTTAGTCCAGATATTCCACAGGAGTTTAATGATCCTGCTGATGCGATTAGTGCTCCTGCGTCAGAAGTAACTAATCGTAAAATTATGAATTACTTCTGTCCGCCAGATTTATTCGCTAGTTGTAGTAATACTACGGGAGTTAATGTCGTAGGAGTATTCTATTATAGTGGAAGAAGTAATGAAGATCCTTCTTATGATTATATGAATTACGGTCTTCGTGGTCGTCCTTGTCCTTACTTGTTCAAGCCTATATCTAATGTACAAAACATATCTTATATGTTCTATATGATGCCGTTATTAGCTCCTTATAAGTGGAACAATACTACGACTAATGAAGAAGGTCTTGCTTATTCTACTGAGTTCTTTGCTAATATTCCTAAGTTAGTTACAATGAGTTATGCATTTGTATTTACTATTATTCCTAGTAAAGTAGTTATTGATCAATCTACATTTATTAATAACTTGAATTTACAGAATATAGATCATGCTTGGTTAGAATGTCAGTTCTTAGGAACTACTGCTGAAACACAAGTTCATGAGAATACTTTCTCTCGTAATACAAATCTTCGAGATATTAGTTATTGTTTTGCTTCTGCAACTAATAGTGGAGAATGGAGCGGTCGAAGTCCTAAGAAGATTAGTTCTAATCTATTTACTGCTAATAAGCATAAGAACATTACTAATTGTTCGGGAGTATTCTATGCTGCTACTGCTACTGTTGGTAGTGTTCCAGAGTTTTGGACTTGGCTTAATGCTCTATCGTCTAATAATAGAGCTAATGTATTTTATCGAATGGTTAAAGCTAATCTAACTAATGGAGCAAGTATTCCTGCTACTTGGAATAATGGTATGACTTAATTAATAATAGTTATGACATTAAAAATAAATTAGTATATTTGTGTGCTTCCCCCGTAAAGGAATGAACGGGTGGAAGCACTTATTATTAACTCTTTAAATAATATTGATATGGAAGGTAATTGTATTTATAATCGCGCTAATGCTGCGAACAGTCTACAAATTTCTATAATGGGTAATATTACAGGTGCTAACTTTAGTATTCCCGATGGTCGTGGTGGCAAAGAACCATTCTTGCTAAAGAACGTTACTGAAGAGAATATTACAGTTAGTGTTATTCTTTATGGTATGGAAGATCCTATTGAAACTATTGTATTTCCGGGTTGGAATGTTGAATTAGTTAAAGAAGTAGTAACTGCTATTGAAGGTTTGCAATATGGGTATTAATATTACTGGTCTTGGAGCCGCTAATGGTATTGGCTTCAAGTCTAAGGTTAGTGGTGGGAGATATCTCCCACCCGACCTCAAAGCAAGATTGGTAAGTGTAACTTCTTGCTATGGTAAAAAGAACACCGATAGCGATAAAGATATACTTAAAGATAAAACTGGACAAGGTAACGATCTCATTGTTTATAACGGTACTTTCGATAATATTAAAGATGGATATGATGCTCCATTCTTTAGTTTCATGAATCCTGCTCTTACAGTAGATACTAAGTTTGTTACTTATATAGATGAAGTAACTCTTAAATCAATTGGTCCGGATATTAATCGTGTTGTTCTTTATACGAATCCTGCTAAATATAAGAAACGTATTCCTAGTTTCATTATTAATGTTAACTGTTCTAAGAGTTGTCGATATTATTATATTGATAAGAATAAACCTAATGTTAGAACTGTATTTAATCTTCAACAAGGAGTTAATGCTGTTCCTGAATCTTATGCTGATTTATATAGTGGTACCGAAGATGAAGGAGCTGTTAATGCTATTGGATTTGCTTTAGATGAAGGTGCAACACTTGAAGTTAAACAGTTGTCTCGTTATACTGGTGGTTTATTAACTAGCGGTATAAATGGAGTAGGTACTTTTGTTGAATCAGTTAAACCGTTTAAAGAAATGGTAGGAGATTCACAATCTGTTTCTATTGTATCTATGATAAGTATATTAGAACCTATTTCTATTAATTATGAAATAACTATTAATAATGTTAGAGCTATAACTAATGAATTATATGGACGTAATGTATTTAAAGGTACTGAAATAGATAAAACATACATAATTGGGTATTACGCAAATCTTCCTTCTTCTACTAATAATATTGGTATTATTAATAATATTTTAGGAGATGATAAAGATTGGACTTATCAATCAGGTGGCAATATTGTAGATACTGCTAAATTATCTATTCAAGGTTTTAGAGGTACTTCCAGTATGCCATATGCAATGGTTCGTTCTGTAATATATTGGAATATTGTTCTCAAAGGTAAAGCTACTATTGACGAAATCAATCAAGTAATAGAATATTTTAATCTTGATAGACCGGGAGTTGTAGTTAAACCGGATATTCTATATGATATTAAACGTCAAGGTATTACTAATGATAATCATGCTGAGTTCGAAGATAAGTTGAAAGACTTTATCTATGGATTCGATATGCAGATGTATAATATGAATTGGGAAGGTACTAGTGGAATCAATACTTATCCAGTTGTATTTGGAGCTAATAAAACTTGGTATTCACTAACTATAAAAAACTATGAATACACATTAAATCCAAATATAATTCATCTGACACATATAGATACTGCCGTAGCTCTACAATATACTTATTTAAAAAATAATGGAGTTATTTCTAATATTAATAGAGAAGCTCCTGCTTTTAAATTAAAAGTTACAGGTTTAAATAATAATATTTATGTATATTATAGATATCTTGCTACATCTGATGCTACCACCATAAGTATATATAATATAAAAGAAGATGGAATTTATGATATACCTAAATCATATAAAGTAACAAATGCTATGACATTGCCAACAGTATTTACTAGTTTAGGAATTGGTAATACTGATGGTGTTTTCGAACATGATTGTAATCTAACATTAGAAATACTTCCCGATAATGAAGGAGCTCTTAATCTTAATGGTATTAATAACTTCGGTAAAGTAACGAATGTTCCTGTTTGGAAAGATTATACTATTGCTTCTCTTCGTAAATGGTTGTCTAATACTAATGGAGAAACAGGTTCTATATTATCTAAATCTATTCAAGAACAAGATGGTGCTTTTATATTTGAACAAACTCTTAGATTAACTTCAAAATGGACTAGTACTTATAATTTTGGATTAGTTACTAGTATATTATCTAATAGTAAACTAAATGAAAAATCACTTACTTATCAAACTAAATATACATATGGTATTAATGAACAAGTTCTACAAGTTGGAACTGGTCTTGATACTAGTCGTATGTGGCTCGGAACTATTAGAGATGGTGACAATAGATTTTCATACATTTCTATATGGTCTGCTATGTTATTTCGTTATACTATGTCAAAGTTCCTTCTCGAACGTCAACTCAAGAAGTATAAGATAGGCAGTTTCTATGATAAAGGAATGGTGATATGGCGTCCGGAAGTTACTAGTAATAACAGTAATTATGTATTTACTCCTAGAATTAGAATGTCCGATGGTACTGTTAAAGCTCTTATTAATGGAGAATATTATAATCCAACAGATGCTAATCTAGTAATGGATATTACTGTTATTGGCGTTAATGAAGTTACTGATCTAACTATCAATAAACAATCTTATAAGCCTATTCAGTATCCTACTTATTGGAGAGTTGAGATTCCATTTCCTACTAAGTCTCCACAACGAATTAGTATTACTATTGAAGAATATGTTCGTTATGAAAGTATTGTTCAACCTTATCCAATAATGTTTAAATTAGTAGATAAAGATACTAATAAAGAATATACTTGGGGAGATAAAGTTAAAGTAGGTTCTACTATTAAAGTAAATAGTATAATCTATAATTATCAAACACTGTGGAGTATTCATGGCTATCTTATAGGAGATGATTCTAAGATTTATTCTTATAATGAACTTATAAACAAAGATATTGTAGTAACTAAACCATTATCTTTTGGTTGTATTAAGAAGTGGTTATTATCTACTGCTGAACCTTTGTTCGTTTACGATCCAGCAATCTTTACTAATAATGCTATTAAAACTCTTGGTTATCTTCCTGATATAAGTGGTCAAAATAGACATCTTAAACTTTATAATTTCTCTTATGAAGGAATGAGTGGTAAAAATGGATATCCTGTTGTATTCGGAAAGAATAAAACTTGGAAGAATATAAGACCCGAAGATGATAATTGGAAATATGGTCTTAGTTCAACTGGTATTACTATTTACAAAGCTCTTGATACTACTCCTTTATTATATACAATAATTAGAGAATCAGGAGGAACTATTAAACCTATTTCAATTCCTAGTTTTAAAATTAATGTAAAGGGTTTACAAGATGGAGAAAGTATTAGATATCGTTATTTTTCTATTGATAATCCTTCAACTTATAGTAATATTATTATAACAAAAAATGGTAAACATGAACTTCCAGCTAGTGTTCCTCTTCAATCAGATTCTACTATTTTAGATGTTTATATTGGTTTTCAAGTTAAATTAAATAATAATGAAAGCGTAAAAGGACTTATTATTGAAATTCTTCCAAATTATGAAGGAAGTCTTTATTTTGATGGTGTAAATAATTATGGTACTGTTCAAAATCTTGATCATGGTGGTAAATGTTTAGTTAGTAAATTAAATTATAATTTAAAGTCATCTATTATTTATGATCAACGTAGTACTTTAGATAATACTCCAGATACTAATACATTTGCATTATATATTGGTAACAATAGCAATAATGTTTATTCAGAACGTTTAACAGGTGATGTTTATATAAATAATGTATTAAATAACTATATTGGTAATACTGATTTAAATAACAATACTCATGTTGTTACTGCTACATGTTCTATTGTAGATTCTTCTAATTCTATAGGTTCTATATTTGGAAGATCTAAAACAGGTAGTACCTATGCTCAGTTTGCTATGTATAGAACTATTCTTCTTCCAGAAGTTCCTAATGCTGCTGATCGTGCTATACTTAATAAATGGTGTGGTATTCCAACTGGTTATCTTCCGAAACCCGAATATTATTGGGATGTTACTGGTAAATCAAATAGTGATACTGCGACTCGAAACACTATTAAGAATCTAGGTACTGCTAAACCTGTTGCGTCTACTTCTGATGAAGATGCTTATTCTTTAGAAAATAAGAATGTTGCTTACGAAGGTATGTCAGGTTATAATGGTTATCCTGTTGTGTTTGGTGCTAATAAGACTTGGGAAACTTATGCAACATATAACTTTACTAGTACTATAAATGATAATAAATTGCATATTACTAAAGTATTAAATTCTAATGGTCTTATATTTAGTTATGTAAAACGAAATGATGAACTATTAAATATTAAAGAAATACCTTCTTTTAAGATTAAAGTAACAGGACTTGAAGGAGAAAGTAAATTGCTATATTTTTATCTTAGTGAAGAAAATGCTGCCAACATTACTATATTAACTTTAGAAAATGGAGTTCATAAAATACCTAAATCACTTATTCCAACAAATGCTCTACCAAATAGTACGTGGATAGGATTTAAAATTACTTCAATTCAAGAAGGAGTATCAAGTTTTGATTGTGATATAACATTGGAAATACTTCCAGATTATTACGGTCTTTGTCTTGATGGCATTACTAATTATATAGAATGTGCAAATATTCCTGCATTTACTGATTATACTTATATTCTAATGAGACAAATATTAAGTAATAATATTCCGAATTCTGTTACAATGCATAAAGGAATTGTTAAAGCATACGCTGGTGCATTTACTGCTGATTACGTAATAAATAATGAAGAAGCATATATAAATAAGTTTGCTTTTCATTCATTCGGAGCTACTAATATTATATATAGAAATAAAGTAGCTAATAAAATTATTTGGGCAAATACTACTTCTGTTAATGGTATAGCTGTTAGTAGAGGAAGTAATACAGATGATGAAAGTATAACTATTGCAAAATTTGAAAATAATTATCGCAGGATGGTATTCTATAAATTAATGTTATGGAGTAAATCAATTACTAATACTTATCATATTAATATGCTTCGTAATCTTATTAATAACGGTGGTATTATTGATCTTAACGATTCTATATTTGATCAAACTTCTAACGAGTAATATATTTATTGTGAAACAAATTAAATTAATTAAATTATGGTTTATGTAATTGTTACAGTTGCGTGGTTAATAGGT